ACGGGCATGGCTCTGGCCTTGCACGAAGCACTGAAAGACGAAGGCGTTGTCGTGGCTTCTGACGAATACTACAAACGCATTGACCAAACAATGCGACAAAGGTTCCCTGAGAAGTTTCCCAAGGCACCTCCCAAAAGCTCGATTGTGGCTCCCGCAACTCGTAGCACATCGTCCAAGCGCGTTGTTTTGAAGACATCTCAACAAAACATCGCAAAGAAACTTGGATTGACCAATGAGCAATACGCTCGTGAAGTTCTAAAACTGGAGTCATAAAATGGCTGACCGTACACCCCGTGATCTTGAAACCCGCGACCTTGAAATCCGTCCCACAACGTGGCGTCAACCAGAGTTGTTGCCGGAACCGGATAAACAGGCAGGGTACACATACCGTTGGATTCGCGTTTCAATGCTTAACAGTTCGGACCCACGCAACATTTCTTCAAAACTGAGGGAAGGCTGGGAACCAGTTAAAGTTGAAGAGCAACCTAGATTTCGACTGTTTGTTGACCCAGACAGCCGATTCAAGGACAACATTGAAATTGGTGGTCTATTGCTTTGTAAGATTCCTACTGAGTTTATGGAACAACGCGCCGCTTACCACGACGAAATCTCCCGTAAACAAGTTGAGTCTGTAGACAATACGCTTATGCGTCAAAGCGACCCGCGCATGCCTCTGTTCCAAGAACGGCGCAGTTCGGTTAGCTTTGGCAAAGGTACTTAATCTTCTTGGAGCTTTAAATGGCTTATCCTGTTGTTTCGGCCCCATACGGGCTAAAGCCAATCAATTTGATTGGTGGGCAGGTGTTTGCGGGTTCTACCCGTGAACTACCTATTCAATATGGCTACGCTACTAATATCTACTACGGCGACGTAGTTGGTATGGTTCGTGGCTTTGCTACTCGCTTGGTCACCACGACCGGCGCAGGTACTGCTACTGGTGGTCCCGGCTCTGGCATGGTCGGCGTGTTCCTCGGCTGTTCCTTCACCAACCCGGTGACGAAACAGAAGACCTTCTCGCAATACTGGCCAGCAAGCACGTTGGCTGGCGACGCAGTTGCAATCGTTTGTGACGACCCTGACACCGTGTTTAAAGCGGTTATGGTTTCGGGTACTACCGTGGTTGCTTCTGGAAACTTGGCGCTGGTTGGTCAGAACCTGCAAGGTGTGGATAACACCGGTAGCGTTACCACCGGTAACTCGGCAAATGCTTTGTTGGCTCAAGCCACCCTCAACACGGCGGCATTCCCGTTCCGTTGCGTTGGTGTTGTGAAAGACACGGCAGTTGCTCTTGGTCAGGCTACTTGGTCTACTGGTACGACGACCCTTACGGTCACCGCACTGCCAAGCGCACTGCCAATCGGTACAGACGTTGCGTTCATTGCAGCTAACGGCCAGACCGTTCAGACGGGTTCGTTTGTTTCGACCGCCGCCAGCGCAGGTGCTACCTCGGTTGTTATCAACGCCCAGTACGGTGTTGTTGGTGCCGGTGGTACGGCTGCAACCGGTACGGCAATCCCCGCTTCGTCGGTGATGGTCTTTACTCAGTACCCAGAAATCCTCGTGAAGCTGAACTTCAGCAATCATGAGTATTACTACGCTACCCCGTACTAAGGAGTCATTTAAATGGCTATCTCACGCGCCCAACTACTTAAAGAACTCCTTCCGGGGCTTAACGCTCTGTTTGGTTTGGAATATGCCCGCTACGGCGAAGAGCATAAGGAAATCTACGAAACGGAAACTTCCGAGCGTTCGTTTGAAGAAGAGACAAAGCTCTCTGGCTTCAGCGCAGCGCCTGTGAAGGCTGAAGGTTCTGCGATTGCTTATGACAACGCGCAAGAGGCATGGACCGCTCGCTACAACCACGAAACCATTGCTCTTGGATTCTCGTTGACCGAAGAGGCCATCGAGGACAACCTGTACGACAGTCTGTCTGCTCGTTACACCAAGGGTCTGGCTCGTGCAATGGCTTACACCAAACAGGTGAAAGCTGCTGCTGTTCTGAACAACGGCTTTAACGCTGCCTACACGGGCGGTGACGGAGTTTCGCTGTTTAGCGCCTCGCATCCGTTGGTTTCTGGTGGCACCAATAGCAACACGCCCGCAACTCAAGTTGACTTGAATGAAACTTCGTTGGAAAACGCAGTTATTCAAATCGCCGCTTGGACTGATGAGCGTGGTCTGCTGATTGCAGCCAAGCCACGTAAGTTGATTGTTCCTCCGTCGCTCCAGTTCGTTGCAACTCGTTTGCTCGAAACGGAACTGCGTGTTGGCACGACCGACAACGACGTGAACGCCCTGAAGAACAATGGTTCTATCCCTGAAGGGTATACCATTAACCACTTCTTGACGGACACGAACGCTTGGTTCCTTACCACGGACGTTCCTAACGGTATGAAGCACTTTGTGCGTACTCCGTTGCAGAACTCCATGGATGGAGACTTTGACACCGGTAACGTGCGTTACAAGTCCCGCGAGCGTTATTCGTTCGGCTGGTCTGACCCGCTCGGAATGTACGGTTCGTCTGGTTCTAGCTGATAGAAAGAAAGGGGGGCCAAAAGCCCCCTTTTCTTTTTTAAACGCTTGTGATATAAAGTTTAAACCTAGACCATCCCATCCATTGACTGACTAGGCAGACTTCCCTCAAAAGACAATGGATGCAGACTTGAGGACTTTATAATGGGTTTCGCTACTCACCTTGGCCCTTGGCTACTCGGTACGGTTAAAAACACGACCGGCACGACCACTGGCACAATTCAGAATCTGGGTTCAACGATTGTTGCTCAGACCAAATCAGTTGCTTATGCTGATACCACGGCACAAACCACGGCGTTTGTATTGCCGGCTGGTTCGCTAATTACTGCTTGCCAGTTTATTATCACCACCGCGTACACAACCACTGCGCCTACGTTTACCATCTTTATTGGCGGCACTCAGGCTTCGTCGGCTATTGCGTTGGCTACAACTGGTTCCGGACTGGTTGGTGCTCAAGCAATCCCTCTTGGCGGCAATAGCGCAGCGGGTGCGGCTTTAGCTGCTAACGTTGGTTCTACCGATGCAACGATTGCATTTACGCAGTCAAACGGCAGCGGCGGTACTGGCGCAGGTATCTTGGTTATGGCATACATTGTCCGTGGTTCTGACGGTGTAATGTACCCAACGACGTTCCAGAACTAAGGGGCTGACATGCGCCCGATTGTTTATACAATTACCGGCGGCGCTGGTACTAAGGTTGTCTCGCAAGTATGCCCAATTGACTACTACATTTCTCCGGCAAACATTGCCTTGAGTGTGGTAGTCACTGGGTCTATTACTTACTCGGTGCAATACACGTTTGATGATGTGTTTGCTTCTGGGTACAACCCTAATGCAGCCACTGCAAACTGGACTGACCATCCCACGTTGGGAACTCAGACAACTACGAAAGATTCAAACATTTCGTATCCAGTTCGCGGGATTCGGATTATTTCTCCGGCGTCACCATCGTCTTCTGGCACTGCTACTTTGACTATTATTCAAGGTGGTGGAGGTGGATTAGCATGATTGCTAGCAGTATTGACGGTTCTAACTCAACGCTTGATTTGCTGTCTACGCTGCTTGCTGACCCAACTGTCTATGCGGATAAGCTCAAGGCGCTGACCGAAGCCACTGCTGAAAACAAAAAGTATGTGGAGTTGGTCGGACCTGCCTCTGAGATTTTAGCTAGTCGGGCGCAGGCGGATGCAGACCGCGCAGCAGCAGCGCAAGCCGTAGCAGATGCAAAAACTCTGTCTATGAGTATTGTTGGTGATGCTCAAGCAGATGCTGCGGGTATTCTTGCAGATGCACAGGGGCAAGCTGATACTTTGATTGCACAAGCCAAAGCTCAGAAAGACCAGTCTGATGCGATATTATCTCAGGCTGAGATTTCACTGGCTGATGTTAAACGGGCGGAATCAGAAGCCAAGGCAGCAACTGCTGCGGCTAACGCACAAGCCCAAAGTTTGGCAACGGCGCAAGCAGCAACTGAAGCCCTGCAAGCAGAAGTAGCAGACATCAAAGCAGCACTACTAGCAAAGACTCAAGCCTTTATCCAAGGGTTGTAATGTCAGTTGTACTGCTCACAGAGCCTTTCTCTGGTGGGGGTGGTGGCACGGTAACTTCAGTTGATGTCTCTGGGGGTACGACCGGTCTAACCACATCCGGTGGTCCGGTCACGACCTCCGGGACGATTACGCTTGCTGGCATACTTGGAATTGCGTATGGCGGCACAGGACAGACTACGGCTATTTCTGCATTCAATGCGCTGGCACCGTCCCAAGCAACAAATGCTGGGAAGTTTCTTTCCACTAACGGCACAACGGTTTCTTGGTCAACGATTAGCGGTGGAAGTCCAAACCTTGACGGTGGGACGCCAACAAGTAACTATGGCGGCATTGCCGCAATTGATGGGGGTTCGCCGTAATGGCCGTTCAGATTCAACTTAGAAACGGAACTGCGGCGGCGTGGACTGCGGCCAATCCTACGCTTGCTATTGGCGAAGTAGGCATTGAAA